CCTCTATATTTTTTGTTGTTTGAATTAAGTAAAGCATGTATAATCTTTTCTCTTTTATTTTTTGTTTTGATTTTCACTCAAAACTCCTTTCGGAATAGCTTGACAATTAAAGTGAATAAAACGAAAAGGTTCTATACCTGGATCAACCATATACATATGAGGCAGATAAGAAGGAAAAAATATCATTCGTCCTGGTTTGACTTGATAGTTAACTTGCCACGAAGCATAGGAAATTTGATCGGTAGTTTTTTCAGGAAGCATCGTCATAATTTTACCATAACGTGGATCCTGAAACATAGGTCTTGATGTTTTGTCACTGGCTTTTAAAAAATAAAATCCGGACATGTGGCCGTTCCAATGAGTATGCAAGGTATGATGGCCTCCTCCTGATTTAGAAAATTCTTGTACCCATAGTTCAGTAATAAAAACTTGATAATTAGTTAAATCATAACCTTGTTCCTCTAATAAATTATGAGAAGTTGCTCCAATATAGTCTTGAAGTGATTTAAATTTAGGATCTCCAATTAAACTAGAGGAATGATAAATAGAAGCAAAGTCTCCTGGCATTTTAAATTCTTTTTGTCTTTTTTTAACCTCTTTTTGAATATTCTTTTTAGCTGCTTTAATATAGGACTCTGACGCTTGATTTAATTCTTTAACAAATTCAGGTGCATCCGCAAACCAAATAGGGCTTTTAAAATAATCTTCTCTTGTTAATGTTCTTGGAAATTCTTTTTGCATTTATTGATGTCCGTATTCTACCCATCCAGTTAGTATATATTTTTCATTTGCAAGGGGAGGGTTCCCTCGATGAAGATGTGTAAAGCCTGCTGGCCAAATTAAACACGTATTTCGTTTAGGTTTAAATCTACATTTTTGATATAAAAATTCTAGTTCTCCTCCGCTTTCAACATCATTTAAAAATAAAGAAAAAGCTAAAATTCTATTTCGTTGCTCCATTAAAGCTGATTCGGCATGCCAGAAATGATATCCTCCTCCGGGCAATGTCTTTTGAATCTTAGCATCGTAGATTGTATGAAAGGCATAATTTTTTTCTAGAAACGAATATTTTTTTACATAGAGAGGGTAAATGTTATCAAAAAAGACATCAATGAAAGGTTTATTAATAAACTGTGTTCCAATGTAGAAATATCCAGTTATCATATCTAAACCTATATCTTTTACTTCATGATAATAATCTTTTCTAGGTAAAACAATATTTTGTTTTTCACAATGTTTAAAATAATTTAAATATTTATCAATTAAATCTTCAGGGAAATAATTTTTGAATATGCCAATATGATCCTCCTTAATTTCATATTCTTTATTCATTTTAAGTCCCAACTGATAAGGATTCGATCTTTAAAATTATTCATTTTAAGTTCAGTGCCATGGTGCACATAAGATCTAAAAATTAATAACATTCCCTCAAGCGGTTTATAAAAACATTCGCTACAGGTAAAATGATTCTTTAAATCTTCTTTTGCATCGTTCGCGGTTATATTAAAAGGGTTTCTCATATCGACCGGAGTCGGGGAATAAAGAATAACTCTGGCGTCATGGGGATGGCTCTGTAAATAATAAATAATAGAAATGGTTCTTCCCAGATGAACGTGCACCGGATTGTTATTATTTCTTTTATAACAATGAAACCAGGATTCAACCGGTTTACATTTTTTAGGAAAGCCATAAAATTTTGTATAGTCATCCACTCGAGCTTGAATCCAGTGGTTTAAGTTCTTGAGCTTGGAATCCTTATGACACGGATGTAAAAAGAAACTGGGAGACCCATTAGAAGGGGGACACTTCGCTTTGACTTTCTGTAAATGTTTAATAATAGCCGGCGCCTCTTTGTGATGATCGGGGTACATACTCAACCCTACGAGGGTTGGGAACCAGCCATGAATTTTTAATTCCGGTGAACCAGATTCAATCTCAATCATTTAAAAGGCCATCCTAAATTCCATATAACTAAACTATATCGAGATCCTTTTTTCACAGGTCGAACTCGATGCCAAACAAAAGAAGGAAAAACTACTAGGGATCCTTTAGGTTTTATCTCCGTACATATTTTAGTATTTCTTTTTTTGTCAGGATCCCAATTTCTAAAATCAAATTCCAGTTCTCCTCCTTTATAATCTTTAGGATCAGACAATGAAAGAGTAACCGATAATTTTCTTATTTTTCCATGACTATTACGATCATCAGGTTTATTATAAGAATAGTCCCAGCTGTCACAATGCCAATCATAGTATTGTCCTTTATTATATTTAGTAAACTGACAAGCTTCAGACCAGTCCCATTGAAAACGCCAGCCGGCGTTTTGATTAGCCAGACGAATATAAGGATGAAGTTCTTTATAAATCCAACTCTCAGAAAGCCAGGCAACATTAGAGTCTCTTTTCTTTTTTAAATCTTTAACTGCTTTTGGATTCTTAAGAATATTGTCATTATAACCTCCAGTTAAAGCCATTTTATCTTTAACCTGTAAACCATATTTAATAATATCATCACAAATATGTGCGGGAACTGCATCTTTAAAATACCAATAGTAATTTTGTAAACTCATCATCTTTCTTTTATTTGTTTAATATCATATTGTCCTATAAAGGTCAATTTAAAAAGGCATTAGTTTTTTAATTCTAAAGGTTGAACTCCAATTAAATCTACGTTTAGTTTTGATCCTAATTTCCCTTTAATAAAGAAATTAGCCCCTATCACAATTCTGTCTTCGGCTAATCGATTAACCGTAGAACCATGACGAATATGCCCTGGAAAAAAAACAATATCTCCTGTTCCAACAAGCAACTCCCAAACTTGGCTATTATAAATATTAAACTTATTAATAGTAAATTGAAGATTTAAACATTCCCTTATAGAAGTGGTAGGTAAATCAAAACATAAAAAACCATCTTTACATTGAGCATAATAAACTGCACTGATAAATGTATTGGGGTGAGTATGGGTCTTATGGTAGGCATTCGTAGTATTAATAGTAGACCAACTTTGAGTAAGATAAACCTGATCTTCAATTTCTAAAACATCTCGAACATATTCATTAGTTTTTTTAAGAATAAATTTTTTAAGAGAACTTAATCCTTTGTGGTTCAATAAAGATATACTTTTAGATAAGGAATGCCCAGTTTGGGAATGTCTATATGGTGTATTCTTTATTATGTTTAATTCTTTAGAAGTTATATTATAAGCTCTTCTCTCATACGCAATGGGAATGGCTCTAAGATTTAATAATTCCATATTCTTTCTTTAGTTTTATTATAACTTATTTAGTATGGAATTACAAAGCAACCTGTTGAGGTAAAAGTATGTTGAGTCTTACATCCTGGCACCGGAGCAATTGTACCCCCTGTAATACCTGAAAATGCATCTGGGTATTGAATAATAACAACGCCTGAACCACCGGATCCACTAATACATGCTCCGGGAGAAGTTTGACCGCCACCACCTGCACCGCCACCTGTGTTAGCTGTTCCAGACGGGTCGTCACCGCCACCACCAAATGGACCAGGAGCAGGAAAACTATTTCCTCCGTCTCCACCGCCACCAGTTCCGCCTGCTCCTGCAGAATAAATAGCCGAGCCATTACCACCTCCGCCACCACCAGCTCTTACAGTACAATCTCCTGGCCATGCACTTGATCCAGCACCCCCACCTCCTGAAGTAGTCGTAGAAAGGGCAGGAATACCTGCAGCGCCTGCGCCTCCACCGCCGCCGCCTGTACCACTATACTGTCCTGAGGGACTCCAGTTATTTCCTCCATTATTTCCTTCGGGAGGACTATATCCTCCAACGTTTCCTGTAAACACTCCTGAATCAGGATGATTACCTTCTCCTCTACCACCACCTGATCCGCCTGGACCTAGGGGTTGAGGATTCTCTCCATGAATACCTGCGCCACCCCCTGAAGATGCAAAAGTACATCCCACACCACATGTATCAAAAGAAGAAGAACTACCTTTAGCTAATCCGGGACCTTGACCTGGAGCAGTTCTTGCTCCGCCTCCAGCACCTATGGTAACTTTGTAAGTAGTAGCAGGAGTAATGGGGAAAGATGCACAGAAACGATAACCACCTGCACCTGCACCTCCGGCTTGTAATGATCCACCGCCTCCACCACCTGCGATAACTAATAAATTAATTGAACTAAAACCAGGTACAGCGGGTGCCTTTGGCCAACTGCCATCTGCTTCAGCTTGAAATTGTTCTCTGAGAGGCCATCTACCTGTGGCTTTACATAATTCTTTTAGAATAAAAATTCCTGATCCGCCAGCTCCAGAAGTTCCACAACCAGGTCCACCGCCTCCGCCACCGCCAGTGTTTGCCTGTCCAGCTTGTCCATTTAAAGTACAAGACGGATTATCATGGATTCCTCCATTTCCTCCGCCACCTGCTCCACCTTGACCTACAGCAGGAGAACCAGGGCCTGAAGCTCCGCCTCCGCCTCCGGCGTATGTTACGTCTGATCCAGAAATTGTATTTGGTTTTCCAGCTCCACCGTTTCCAGCTGTTGTTGAACCAGGACCACCACCAGCTGATCCAGCTGCGTTTGCTCCTCCGCCACCACCTCCAGATTCGCCGGGAGTTACTCCACCAGCGCCACCATCAGTTCCTTGAGCTGCTCCATAAGCAGCACATGTTGGAGGATCATTTCCAGGGCCAGGGTTAGGAGTTTCAGGGCCTCCCTGAGCATCTCCACCGCCACCTGATCCACCAGGGCCTCCGACTCCAGGGGCTCTTCCACCGTAGCCACCGCCTGCAGCAGGAATACAAAATCCGGTTGTAGCTTGTCCTACAGTGCCATTTCCAGATGTCTCTGGAGCTGGTCCAGGTCCTCTACCTGCTCCACCCGCTCCTATTACAATAGGATAGGCTGTATTTCCACAAACAGCAGCTGAGGCTGCGGGTCCTGCTGGAAAGGATGTAATATATCCTCCAGCTCCTCCGCCACCAGCAGAGTCAGCACCACCACCGCCACCGCCAGCTACAGCTAAATAATCTATTAAACGTGTTCCAGGTTGTGTTGTGTGACAGCCTGAAGAAGTTTTAGATGTTAATGTTCCTTTTCCAAAAGATGTTTTATTTGCTTTACCAATGATACCGCCTTGAGGCATGTTTAACTCCTATAGGGCTACCCATTCTTCGTTATCGGCATCCCATCTATGATTTGAATTATCTGATCTTTTAGTTGCTATCCACCTTGTATTATCTTCATCCCAGTCAATTCTATATGCGGATTGATCTCCTGCTGGAAATGTAACTGGTGCTTGCCAATTATCATTACCATCTAAAGACCAAGAAGCATAAGGTTGTGAATATAAAAATTTATTTTTATCATAATCATATACACACCCTATGCCTGCATACATTTTTCTAAAATTATGATTGTAAGAAGTTTGTTTCCATACACCGCCGCCAAAGAAATTTTTACACCAATTTTCTCCACTAACATGTTCGTCTCCATCAACGTGTTTATTGTCGACGACAATAACTCTTTCTACCAC